ATTTACAAAGATTAAAAATTAAAAATTATCATTATATAGAAAAATATAAAATAAATAAATTTTATAAAATACAAACAATAAAAAAAAAACTATTAAATTTATATAGATTAAATAAAAAATGGAAAATATTATGGAAGATAGCAGAATATTATACAAAAAAGAAATATAATCCAGATAACATTACGGAAGAATATATTTTAACTTATTTTTAAGACTCTTCGAGGATCCGGTGAAATTTTTTTATTTTTTATGAAAAAATTTTGAATATAATATTTATACGCTTTGCTGATTCGGCCATTAGTTTATTTTTTTATTTTAAAGTTTTATTTTTATTATAATAAAGATTTTAAATTATACCTAAATTTTTTAAAATTTAACAAATGAATTTTAAATGTAATATTTGTAATAAAGAATTTAAAAATAAATATTATTTGAAACAGCATCATAATAAAAAAAATACCTTGTAATAGAATTATTAAATGTGGTATTTGTAATAAAGAATTTAAACAAATATCACATTTAAAATCACATTTAAATAAAAAGAATAAATGTATAAAATTAGATATAGAAAAAGAAAATGTAGAATTAAAATATAAAAATGAAATCACAAAATTAAAATTAGATAATAATGAATCTAATAATAAAATGAAAGAAGGATATGAAAAACTGAAAGAAGAGTTAAATAAAGTAAAACAAGAAAATAAAGTAATAAAACATACTATTAGTAATAATACTGGTAAACATGAATTTATATATATTGTTTCAACTGTTTTATATTTATCTAATAATATAGTTAAAATTGGTAGAACTTGTGATTTAAAATCAAGATTATCTGTGTATAATACTAGGTCAATAAAAGATGATAGATATGATTATTATTATATATTAAAATGTAGTGATGCTATTAAATTAGAAAAAGATATATATGATAGATTAGAAGAATATAAAATAGGTAGTGAGATGTATCAATTAGAATATAAAAAAATTATTAAAGTTATTAATGAATTATATTTATTAGAAAATTAAAATTTAAAATTAATTTTTGAAAAAAATATTTTGAATTTTAATTTATAAAAAATATTTTTTATTTTTTTTTTGAAAATAAAATGAAAAAATATTTTGAATTTATAATTTTATAAAAACTTTTTATTTTTATAAAAGAAAAAATTACATAATTATGTAAAAAATTCTAAAACTATACAATTACTTATAAATATGTATATTTATAAGTAATTGTATAATATTAAAATAGTAAAATTTACATAATTGAATATAGTATTATTTAATTATAATTTAAATGATTATAATATATATTAATATATTATAATAAATATTAGTAAAATTTACATTAAGAATTTGTTATTTTTACTAATATTTAGCAAAAAATACACCAAAATGGATTTTAAATGTGAAAAATGTGAAAAAGAATTTAAATTAAAACAAAGTTATCAAAGACATTTAAATAAGAAAATACCATGTAATAGAATTATTAAATGTGATAATTGTAATAAAATATTTAAAACATTATATATATTAAATAATCATTTAAATAGAAAAAATAAATGTATAAAAGTAGACTTAGAAAAAGAAATTGTAGAATTAAAACATAAGAATGAAATATTAGAATTAAAATTAGAGAATGCAATATTAAAAAATAATTCAGTAGTTAATAATACAACAAATAATAATACATTTATATTAAATAATTTTGGGAATGAGAATTTAGAATTCATAACAAAAAAATTTTTAACAAACAGTTTAAAAAATATTATGAACAATACATTACCATTAAATATAACTAATGGGACACAATTAAAAGCAAAAGATTTAAATTACTATGGTGCCGATATAAAAGATATAGATATATTTCGATTATTTATAAAATTAATATTTAAAAACAATGACTACCCCGAAAATGAAACAATTAAATATGAAGATGAAACAGATGAATTTTATTATTATTCAGATAATGAATGGTATATAGTAGATAAAGAATCTAAAAATATATTAATAGAACGTATAACAAAAAAAATACAAACATTATTATTAGATAAGAAGCCGTTTAAAGATAATGAAGACTTAAAAAAATTACAATTATATTTAGGAGAAGAATATGATATAAAAAAGAATAAGATAAATGAGAAGGATTACGGAATATTATATAATAGTCCATTTTATAATAAACTATATAGTAAAGTATTAAGTATAGAATATAAAGATCCATATATATTAGATAAACATTTTGATAATATTGTTTGATTATCTTCTAGGATCCGATGATCGCGAAATTAAAATTGATTTTATTATTATTATTTATAATAATAAATAATATGAAAGTTGAATTAATTAAAGGTTGATTATTCATTTTTATTGCTTGATGAATTAAATGTCATATGCAAGGATCATTTATCAAAAAAAGTAAATGATTTAGGAACTGAAGTTGGTTTTATTCCAGGAGAATATACAAGATTTTTGCAACTGTGTGGTGTTGGTGTAAACAAACCATTAAAGCAAATAATTATGCGTTCATATATGAATTGGTAAATAGATAAATACAAAGATTTAGGCCCAGGAGACAAGTTGAAAACCCCAAGTAGGAATGAAATAACGAGTTGGTCATTAATAGCTTGGGAAGAGATATCAAATAATACAATAGTGAAAACGTATAAACATATAGATTATGAAAAGAAAAAAGAAAGAAATATAGAAAAGATAATAGACAGTATCAATAGATTAATTATTTAAAAGATTAAATATAAATTTCATAATATTATGAAATTGTTTTTCATTAATATTATTGAAATGTTCAGTCATTAGTACATTATTATTAGTATATTTCATATTTAGAAATGTTAATATTTGATTTTTATATTGTGTATTAAGTGATTTACAAATATAATCTATCATATTATATGAATATTTTATAAATAGTAATTCATTTTTTATTAAATTAATGATTTCATTATTCTTAAATAATAATGAATTTGAATTATTTTTTTTTCGAACAATAATCATATCTGATATATTATAATTAGATTTTAAATTAAATGATCCTCCAGTTGTAATACTTTTTATCATATATTTATTATAAACATATCCATAATGGTAATCACATATTAGTGCATGATTATATGTAATTATTATGTCTTTATCAAAAATACTCTTATTAATATCAACAGTAAATGGACCACCTTCAATAAAATATATTAAATCATCATCTTTAATTAAATTTTCATCATAGTATCTTGTTAAATAAATATCATGTGTTTTATATACATAATTTTGTAATTGAATAAACTTATTACTTAGTTTTTTTATAGATATCATATTTCTTTATATTATTTAATAATTTAAATCAATTTTTTTTCTAATTAAATATATATATTGCCTTTTTTAACTTAATGATATCTTCATTAGATTTTGGCTGTAATTTTTGCATTATTGTATGGTAAATTAAAAATCATAAGCATAATCGTTATGTATCTTCATTCCACCAATTTGGCAAATCATTTATTACTGAATCGCTTTCAGTAATTACATAATTAAGTCTTTCAGTAAATAAAAATACTAGAATATCATTTCTTAAACATTCACCTCGTTCTTAACCTAATATTTTAATTATAGAGTCTATTATCATTACTGTTATATTGAGCAATATATCTAGCATAAATTTGATAATTATCAAGCCAACAAATAAATCTTGATGCATGATATTCAGAAGATAATTCAGAACATTCAACAATTTCTATATCATCTTTTGATAAAAAATTAACAAATCGTTCCATAGTAAATTGTAAAATAAAGTTTTCATATTAATTGTATTAATGAAAGCCAGACTATTTATAACCGATTTTACGAAATATTTCTTCCTTAAATTTTTTAAAGAAAGTTCCAATGATTGGTAAAATATTTGAAATGATAGATAAAAAAGATCTGTTTTATTCTCGAAATTGTTCTTTTATCTCATCCAACATTCTACATACAACAACTCTAACATTTCTATGAGATCGTCTTCGCTTTTGTGGTTCATCTGATACTCGTAAATCTTCAATTACAATTGCCATCTTATTCATATACTTTTCCTTTTGTTTTACCAACTTTCGTGAAAGAAAACCTACATGACGAGCTTGACTTCTATCTCGGATTACATATACTTCAATAACTTCTTCAGCTTTATCATTGATTAGAATAACAGCCCATCTGAAGATAAGTACATCACCCACTTTAAGATGAGTACCACAAATAATATGAGAAGCATAACTTCTTCCATTATCTCCATCACCACACCTAACAACATCAATATCATTACCCATATTTCCTTGATAATGACTGGATAAACTGTAAAAAAACTGAGGTGGTGAAAGCTCAATAATGAATTGGGTATAATTCTAAATGGGCTCTGATTGGCTAAAATTGAGAAATGATGAAAGCTCAATACAAAAAAAGAGTGGTGAAAGCTCTATACCAAATATGGTAATTTAATTAATGAAATATGCTTTAATATGAAACTACCTACAAATTTTATCATATATAAAAATGATTTATTTAATGATTTAAAATTAAAAATAGATAAGAATAATATAGTTAATTGTATGGATAATATACTACATTTAATATATTCAATAGCGAAAACAAGTAATAGATATAGAAAATTTAGATAATGAATTAATAGAATTTTATAAAACATTTATAGATAAATATGAAAAAGGTGAATATAAAGAAAATGAAAATGTAAAACAATTTATTAAACTATGTAATGAAGAATTATTTAAACATTTTTCTAAAATATTAAATATAATAAGCGATAGAAAGAATAATATAAAACAAATAGAAGTAAAATTAAAAAATAGTAAATTAAAAATTTATATTTTTATAAAAAAAATTTAGAATAATAAAATTTAAAATAATAAAATTTAAAATTTTATTTCTTAAAAATATTTTTTTTATTTTATAAATTTAAATAAATAAAAAATATATTTTTTTATAATTGTCAATTATACTTAAAATTTAAATTTACAAATAGTAATATTATATATATACTAATAATTTAATTAATAACTAAGATATATATAATATTAAATTATTTTTTTTATAATTGTCAATTATACTTAAAATTTAAAT